AGCAGGTATCTTGCTAATAATTAATTTAGAAGCGCGTCTACCAACTCCAGGTATACCAAGGGAAGCAAGAACAATGTCATAAGGTTTTGTTTTAGTTCTTTCTATCTCGGCTTCGACTTTGGCACCATTAGCGCCAAGTTTACCCCAGTTTTGATTTTCATATAAATCAACAGGGTGTGTTAGTCCCATCTTCTGCACAGAAGCTGGACCCAATCCTTTGATATCAATAGTTTTGATAAAATGTTCCAAAACTTTTGATGTGTTTATATTATTCTTATCTGCTACCATCAGTCTAGGACCATCTCGCTTTATAGCGCTACCAATGGTCTGTTCTGCGTGATTTTTTGTAATCTTAATACCATGAGCAGAATGTTCAACAACGCCAATGAACTTAGGTATAACTCCTCCTGCTCTTTCAATCTTAATCATGTCGCCTAATCCAAGATTGTGTTCTTCAATGATTCCGATATTGTGTAGAGTAACTCTAGAGATAGTTGCATCATCTAATACAACAGGCTCTACAACCCCTGTTGGGTTAACCGTACCAGTACGACCCACTACCCAAAGTACATCTTGTAAAGACGTGATTGCAGTTTCAACTTCACGTTCTTTGAGTGCAACAGCGAATCTTGGGTACTTTGATGTCCATCCGGCACCTTGTTCTCTATCCCATGAATCAGTACGATATACAATACCATCTCTAGGATAATCCCAAGCGTCATTATCAAACACAGTGAAAAATCCCATATTCTTCACAACCTTCATTCTAGTAGTGTAATTCATTGTTACACCTAACCAGTCATGTGCTATGAATTTTATATTACGTTCAATAAATTCTTTAAGACTATCTAAACCTAGTGCGCCACTCACATAGTTTCTATAATTGTCAACATCATTATCAGTAACACACTCACCATTGATCACTACTTCATCATCTTGCGTTTCAATGCGTGCAGGAGCACCCTTTAACATTGGTAAAAGATGTGTCACATCAGTGCCTTGTTCGCCATTACCACGGGTAAGACCCATACGTAACTTACCTCTACGATATATTAGAGTGAGATTGGTTCCATCAATTTTAGGAAGCTTGACGTCTTTTTTCCATGTATCTATCTCACTTTCATCATAAACTTTTTGAAGTGAGTACAGTTTATAAGGATGAGTAACTTTACCTCCCTTACTGCCTACATGTTTTGTGGGAGAGTCATGATCCCGCCAGCCTTGTGCTTTTTCCATAGCTTCAAGCTTATCGTATAGCTGATCATACTCAACATCTGTAATCATAGATGCGGAGTCATCATAGTAAGCTTGGTTGTGCTTTTGGATAATGTGTTTGAGTTCTTTGTAATTCATATAAAGATAATATCGTAAAAATAAGCATTAAGAAAGTGTTAAGTGAAATCTTTTTAGTCTCTCATTGAATAATAATATAAATGATCTTACATTGTTTATATTAGGTAATATATCCAAAAAACTGCACAAGGATAAGTATTCATTTAAAAAAATATCATAATCATCGTTTAAAAGTTTTTCAATATCAAGGTCATAAACTAAGTCTTTTCCGACTGGATAAATATTTTTATAACCATAATATCTCAATCCTGTTTTATTAAATTTAGGAAGTATAGTTCTTAGATTACCACACACTCGAATAAATTTACACTTTAAATTTTGATAGCTATAAATATGATGAGTTCTTAAAAGTAATACTTTGTTCTTTTTGAAATATTTAATTATGTCTCTGGATGACATATTCTCAATAACTTCAATTCCTATATGTGCTGCAGTTGCGTGATTTTCTCTAAAAGAAGGATTCCAAACTACATCGCCTTTTAACAAAGCTTTTGTTTCTTCTACAGTGAATTTATTATATATTGTAAAACCCTCTATATATTTCGGCCACTGTATTGGATTTAAATTTTCGTTTGATGAGCTGAATGTCTCATTCCAAACAAATTTTTCATCAGTACCTGCAATAACTCTATAGACTAGACTACCGAAAAACCCACCATAAGCAGCTACGACTGTAAAGTTATCTTTTTTATGGTTTATTATTTTATAAATATCATCATCAATTTTGTTAATATAGTAAAATTTTTTATTAAGATTCATCACAGGCTTTTTTAACTTCAAGGTCTAATGGTTGCTCTGGTACTGGTGATACATATTTAGTATTAGTGTCAAATAACTCATGATCTTCTATCCATACTGGAATATTAAGAATTTTACTTAAATAAGTTAAGTAAGACTCTTTGTATAAAAAAAGTGCTTCAGTAGATAAGAAAAAATCTGGATTTAAATTTGGGAGCTGCTTTAGAAACTCATCATATGTTTTACCACCTCTTACTCGTTCTTGCTGAGTTTTAAGTATATTTTGATCTCTTGATATGACTGCTATTTTCACATTATATATTTTTCTAGCATTTTGAATAAAAGAATAATATGAAGGAATACACGCTTTTTGATCTCTAAAATATGGACACGAGATTGAAGTAAAATTATAAAGATGCCCGGTATCTTCTATTAAGGAAGGGTCATCCCACCAAGCACTAAATGGCTCATGATGATGACCCTCCCAATATTGTTTCATTCTCCACCCATTTACAAATGGATGTTTAGAGAATACTTTAGACCACAGGTGATTACCTGACCCCTGCGGTCCTGTTAGAATTAGTAGGTTGTTTTGCATTACTTAATACCAGCGTTAAAATAGGTGAACCGAAGATTGCGATTAATGTTCCCATAAATGCAGTATCAGTATACCCTAATTTGCCAGCAACAAACAAGACTTCTCCTACTGTGGCTGGTATGAGAATACCCCAAAACATTCCAAATTCATTTACCCACTGAGGTTTAAGAACTGAAATCATTGACGGCAACCAAACAGCGGCTCTCAATACAGCAAAGAAAAGGAACAAGTATACAAGTTGCATACCTGGTATATTAGCTACTGCCAGTCCTGCAACTGCCAAAGCTATCATACCCCAGCGAGCATAGTTGATTACAGCTTTATCATCTGAACCACCTTTAAACTTGTTAAAGATGTCATGACCTGTCATATTTGCAACAGATGCAAATTGTGAATCAAGGATGGCAACTAATCCTGCAAAAATCATAAATGCAAAAAAGATGGATGCAATCGGCGGCAAAAGTGTACCAATAACAATGGCGTTAGTAGTGCCGACCATGTTATTAGGAATACCTAACTCAAGTCCTGCAGCAAGAAACCCTAACATTCCCATTAGAATAGGAATCACAATAAAAATGAAGGATGCAATTACATATGAAGGTATAATTGACTTAATTTTGATTGAAAAAGCACGTTGATAAAAGGAGTTGTCACCCCAAGGGCCACCCATATGTCCTAAAAAGGCTGCTGCACCAAAACCTGTAAAGATACCCCAAGCAAAAGGAGTTCCAAAAATTTGAGCACCTTCACCTGTGCGTCCTCCTAATCCTGATAACACGACATCCCAGCCACCTGCACTTGAGATAGCCCAAGGCACAAGTACGACTGCACCAGCCCATACTACACAGATTTTGATCATTTCTGTTACGACTGTTGCTTTGAGTCCTGTTCTAAACGAATAAAGAATTGCAACACCAGCCATCAAAAATGTAGCAAGCGTATAATCAATTCCTGTTAATACTTCAACAGTTTTAGAACCTGCTAAAAGGTTGATAGCGAAAGCACAAGTTGCTAAAATCATCATTTCTACAACGAATAATCCTTGTAATCTACCAGAGAATTTTTCTCTGAGATAGCCTGAAAAGGTAAATCCATCAGGCTTATTAATTCTAATACGTTTTGCAAACCATGCAAAAGCTCCTAGAGTTAAGAAGTTTCCTAGACAAAACCAGAAAAGTCCTACTAGACCGTTTACGTAAGCTTGTTGAGCAGAGATAAACAACCCAGGCGCCCATAACCATGCGGCAGCAACACTCATACTACCTTGAACAGTATTGAGTTCTCGTCGAGCAACTAGATAAGAGGTTTTTGTATCATTATACCCTCTTGAGTACCAATAAGTCATTGCAAAGGCAACAACTCCATAGGCTAATAAAATAAACAAACCTGTACTAGGTTCAAATAAAGGAAATAAATTCATTATCAGTATAATCCCATTTTAATCTACCGCGAGAACCCTCACGTTTATTTACAATTTTCATATTATACAATTCTGCATAATGTTCTGCAAGACTAAATGTCCATCGGTCAAACCATGCAAGTCGTGTGCCATTTGCAAAAGGTTCTCCGGGATTCACCTTCATACAGATTGTTCCATGATTGCTTAAGAGAGAAAAAACTTTACGCATTCTGGCATCAACCCACGCAATATCGTAGAAGTTTATAGATCCAAAACAGATTATCAAATCATATGTCTGGCTTGGTTCATAGTCTAAAATATCGCACATAATATCTGCATTAAAGTTATACGGATCAATGCCAGTAACATTACCATGCTTTTTAAAAAGATTGTCGCCACACCCTACGTCTAAAACACAGTCTGCTCTTTTTACTAAACTGACAACGTGTGGGTCTTCATCTTCACTTATATAATCATAAGCAAAATATGTTTCAAGATTCTCTATCATGAACATACAATTGTAATAGTGCGTAGTGCAACACTTTCATGAGATCTTTACGAGCATCATCACGAGTGCCTTTTTTACCGTATCGTTGCGCGTACTTGAGCACATTACCAACACAAAACCCAGTGCCATGACCACCATCCATAATAAACTCAGTAGCTTGAAAACGATCTTGAGAGTAATGTTCTCTGTATGTTGCATCAACATAGTTCTTGAAATCATTTAACAACTGAGGTTCGTTATATTTGTAATCAATGTGTTTTGTAATAGGACGACTTCTTATAGTTTTACCACCATCTGGAGATTCATATATAAATTTTTGTCGTTCATCTTCTTCTCTCATACGACGTTTCATATAGTCTTCATGTCTTTCACGCATTAT